CGGTAAACCGTGCTGGATTAATTGCTCGAACGTCTACGCAATATCTACCAAATTTTACAAACGCCTTGTAATAAGGACTGTCGGCAAAGTTATCAAATGTTTTTAGTTTTGCGCTGCCTTGGGTAAGTTCATAGAACTTTAAGTAAGCATTAAATCCGAGTCGTGCACCGGGTTCGTTTTTTTCTTGGCGGCGGCGACGCGGCTCGCAACTATGCACCGCTAGACTAGACTCTTTAACAAAGTCTTTCTTACAGTACTGACAGGTATATTTCATTTTTTTGTGTCTTGTCCGCTGGCTTTCAAATAAGCATCAATGTCTTTTTTGGTGTTGAGTTGAGCCATTAAATCTATTTCATCATCTTTAAGATGTGGATACAGTTCTGCTAATTGCTTTTTAAAACTGCCAGCACCGGGTTCCTTTTTCTTAGGAGCGATCCACTGATGGAACTGATTACCCATACCGGGACTTACTGTAGTTGCACACATCCATTGTAACTTAGGATGACGATTGATTGCAAAAAAATGTTTATTAAGGCGTTCGTTGGTTGCAATCAAATAAAATTCTTGCAAATCTCTCGATCCTTTGACCGAGGATCCATAGCGGATCATAAGGAAGTTTGAGAACTTTTTCTTTTCGTCAACAGTAAGGCTATCATAAAACTCTCTGTTCTTACGATCAAACTGTGCCATTTCGTTATTGATACTAAGTTTATCCACTACCAGGCCTGATTGTAATTTACCACTTCGCAGTTGCGACTGATATCTTTGACAAAATACACACAGTCCGGTTTAGGACCTTCGCCTAGTGGCACACATAACATCTGACCGTTTTTAAGTTTAGGGGCATACCAGGTCACCTCTTGATAAACATCGATAATTTCAATGTCTAGAAAACTTGGACGAAAACTACTCAGCGGATTAAACTGAAATGCTTTAAATCCGCGATCGTTTATACTGGTCAGTGGTAATACTTCAAGATCGCCTAGGTCGGGTTCGCCGATTAAGATTTGCCAATCCACCGGCATGCGTACTCTATGATTGCCGATACGCAGGACTAACGCAGGGGCCGTAAAACTTTCTAAAAAGATTAACGGAATATAATGATAGTCTGGATCTTTTGGGTTGCTATTATCAAATATAGCAAATCGCATGTCATCAACTTCTTCAGGAAGATGATCTAGTTCAAAGGGGATATTGTCAAGGGTGAGGATTCTAACTTTATTTCTCCTAAATATTATTAGTAGTATAACACATTGAAGGTTGCAGATGCAACCTATTTAGATATCTTTAAGAGCAAGTCAATGCTAAATAAAGGTGTAGTTCGCGATACTAGACATATCCAACTACTCTACCGCTTAAAAGGAGCGACAGCGAAATGATATTTAGTAAACAAAATTTACCACCGGGCTTTTATGTTTATCTTTACCTTCGAAAAAATGGTACTCCGTATTACTGCGGCAAAGGTTACGGAAATAGAGCATATACTCATGGCAAGAGCGAAAAATTTAGAACACCAAAAGACAATTCCAGAATATTAATTGTAGCTTGCAACTTAACTGAATTATGGTCTTTGGCACTAGAGAGAAAAATTATCAGATGGTATGGTCGAAAAGATATCGATTATTCAACCGACAAAGATTACGGATCTTTACATCCAAAAGGTATCCTACATAACAAAACAGATGGTGGAGAAGGTGTATCTGGATTTGTGCGTTCGGTGGAATCTAACTTAAAAAATAGCAAAGCTGCAAAAGGAAAAGTTCCTTGGAACAAAGGATTAAAAGGAGCATACAAACAATCCGCTGAATCTAATGCTAAAAGATCTGCCACCCTCAAGGGTTGCAAATCTCCTAATAAGGGTAACTTTGGTGAACTAAATCCATTCTACGGTAAGAAACACAACAATCCTAAAAAATGTGGAGTTCAAAACATAGGAAGAGAACCGTGGAATAAAAAGATAAAATCTACTTGTATTCCAACTTCTCTATAGACATCGGATAATCTGCATCTTTATAAAAAATTTTTCTTTTTTGTAGATGTCTTTTGGCAAATTTACAGGTGCTTGTGATATCCCAAATACTGACATGATCTTTGTCTTGTGCTTTTCGAAGACCCCGTCCAATTGATTGTATAACTCTAACAAAACTCTTTCCAGGTTCGATCATAATTACATTGAATAGTCGAGGCACATTGATTCCTACCGCAGCTACCCCATAGGTGCAAACTAAAATTTTCCCAGTAGCCTCTGCCACTTCATCATATTCATCCTGTCTTGCCTTTGCTTTAGTTGCACCACTAACAAATACTGCCATATCGCCCAGTAATTCAACCAAGGCATGTCCTGCGGCAATACGGTCAACTAAGACCAGAGTATTGCCTGTCTGATTAACCTGCTCGATTAACTTGGCTATAGTTTCTAATCTGTCTGGATCCTCAAGCAAAAACTTTAGTTCACTTTGATAGTTGGTGAACTCCGCATGGTCGACTAATTGCACTACATTCACGTGGCACTGTGCCAGTACTCCGCGAGATTGTAACTCGCTGGCACTGAGTTGATTAATCACTGGGCCGAGACTGCATTTTAATGCTTGGAATTCATAGGGTTCTTTGGGTACTGTACCTGTAAGGCCCCAACGAATCGGAATACGAGACATAATACTTGTAAGCAGGGTCTTTAGTGCATCGGCTTTGGCCATGTGTACCTCATCCACCATTACACATACTACATCTTCAATAAAATCGTGTATGGTAATTTCCGCTACACTATTCTTTGTATTTTTCATTAAGACATTTAGACTTTGCCATGTGCAGATAGTATGCGTCTTTCCGAACTCCTTGCGGTCTCCAAAAAATACACCCACATCGAGTCCAAGTGCAATATAATCTTTTTCTGTTTGTGTAACTAAACTCTTGTTAGGTACAATCACAATTGTGCGACCGTGTGCCTCACAGCGTTGGCTAAGTGCCGCTGTCATAATAGTCTTACCAGCGCCCGTAGCGATCTCTTGTATACTCTGCGGATTCTCTAGGAAGTTATTAATAATCTCAACTTGATAATCGCGTAACACAATAGGTTGTCCTTCTATTGGATGCCCTGGGCCCCACATGATATGACTAAATGTTGTTTCGGTTACTCGCTCAAAATCAAAGGTAGTACTATACTCTCTCTGGTCATCTAGTTCAATATCATAGTTAAACTTTTCTAGTATAGGAATAATTTCAGGTAGCAAGTTTACATAAGTGCTGCCACCAAGTTGAAAGTAGCTTACCTTGCCATCCCATCGACCAAGCCTAACCGCGGGCAAATATCTTGCACCCGGAACATCATACTTGAATGCATTCACCAAGGCACGACGAGCGTCGAGTTCTAAGCCTTCGATTTTAATGTTTACTTCATCTCGGATTATAATTGTGGCTGTTCTCATTCCAAATAAACTTTATTTACATGTTGTCGTTGTTGTATTTCTTTAAGCAATTGGTCTCTAGGCATAGTTTCTACTAAGTGTGCAACCGGAAATTCCAAAGGCAACAACCTAGGATCCTGGAATTGTGTATACCCTTTATTCTTAAAAAATTCTAAGTGCTCATTATAATATTGTTCGCTACGATCTACTTTTTGTTTTACTACTTCTGAGGTATTTTCAAAAAATAGTACCTTAAAATCGGCACTGCAATGATTATAGGGCTGGAACATTGCATCCGGTGCCATATAATTATCATGGTCTGTTGCAAAATCTAATAGGGTTTTACCTACCTCGGCATAGTTAATGCACACACTACCCCAGGATGGGGCAAGTTCACCGTAAGTTTGCATCATATCCACGGGCATACATTTTGTTTTAGGAAGTCCATACCATGTGCATACAAAACGAGGAAGGCTGCCTCTAGCAACAGATTCACATCGATGTACTCCGATATTTAGATCAGCTAGTGCTTGTCTAACTTCTGCAGGAGCTCGATTCCAATATTCATGATCCTGCTGATCTAATTGTCCATGATAGCGTTCAAATATATTGTGCATATAATTTAAACAGTCTTGATCATACACATTGGTAAATGGTTTTGTAATAATAACTTCGTGAGCATTTATGGTGTTGACACACTGACGCATTATATTCTCAGCACACTCGATTTCTTGTTCTATAGGGTTAAATCCGTAAAATCTTTCTGGTAAATCTAGTGGATAATCGTCTCGCAACGACATACGCTCTAGCCATAGGTCAGTTAACGGTGTATCTAATAGTTTAAATTTTAAGGTTAGCGAATCTTGCCCGATTAGATCAAGGTGTAGGTAATTTAGATTCATGTATCAGTATAACATACTTAGCAATACAAAGTCAAAAAAACCGGTACCTTTTTAGGAGTACCGGATAAAGTGTAACGCTTTGGGCGTTACAGGAGCTACTGTCTACTTATTAGGGTATTCTACCCCTTAAGAATTCTTCATACATGTGGTTGCGGCCAATGCTCTCCAATTTGTCTCGCTTACACGGGTCAAATCTGCAATCTTAAGAGCCATACGCAAGCTCATCTCACGCAATTTAGTTTGATTCTGTTCCATAAAGTCGATTACCATGTCGCCTTGTTCTTGGTTAAAATCGTAGTCGGCAAATAATTCACCTTTGCGATAAATCTGCTTAATACGCAAGAAGCGATCACGCATGGTGTTTAGAGTCAAGTCCAAAAAGTGACAGCGACTCTGAAGTGCTTCTAAGTGGTCTTGTAATTTCTTACTTTTAAGATTGCTGAACTGTAAGTTGGTGATAAAGATACAGGCACCTTTGAAGTCAAACATATCTGGAACGCCTTCACGACGCAACATGGACGAGTCCGAGTTCCAATAAATTCTACGCTTCTTACCAGAGTCCAATGCGGCCTTGAGAATGTTCAAGGATAAGTCATCTTGGAACACTGAGTCGCAATCGTCAAACACCAGGACATTGTTTTTGTCTGAATGTTTGTACAGGGTGCAATATAATCCGATTGGTGTCATTGCACCTTTGATCACTTCGTACTTAACACGACGACCACTTAACTTGTCAAACAAGCCAGACAGCTCTAATTGCTTTTCTACACCATATGACTTGCCAACTCCAGGAGGGCCAACTACAATCATTGCACGGACATCTCCGGCAATTGTGGCCTTGGTCATTTGATCCAAAATATCAAAACGTTCACCAATACGAATCATTACTTCTTCGTCGGTTTCCAACGGTGCTATTTGTTTTACCGCGGCCACTGCTAGTGATTCTGTAGGCAGGCCGCCTACGAATTCTAAATTCTCAATGCTGTCTACATTGATACGAACAATATCTGGGTACTCTGCGCCAAAATAGCCATCTGCATTTACAGTCACATAGCCTCCTTTGGCGCCTGTCTGAAATCCTTTAACCAATGTAAACGCAATATTCTGAACTGGAATATTACGATACACACCATTTATAATTTTTACTGTACTCAAGGTTAGCTCCTTTTTATTAACTATACAACTATTATACTATATTGGCGATTTCTGGTCAACCGCTTATTTCTTAGCGATTTCTTTGATTTTATCTTTGTATTTGATTTGAGCCAAGCAAACACCATATAATGTGTAGAGTATAATTCCTACCATTGCTGTGGCCCCGGTGTACATTATTATATCTGGACTACCGTAAGTGAACACTAACTTAATGATTACCACTGCCGCTATTGCGGTTCCTACTAACCCTGCTACCATTCCTACTGCTCTTAATTGCTGTTTCATCATTGATTCCTTTTCCGAAGATTTATTACTATAGCTACTATTATAAGAGAAAAGGAATTAACAGTCAACCGTAAAAAAAGCCCTAACAAAGTAGGGCTTTTAGTAGGTTAGTGATTACTAACTTATTCTCTGCCGGCAGTAATTGTGAAATCAAATTCAAATAATCCGGATCCTTCTGCTGGAAACTCAACTTCCCAACCCCAAGTCCCAGGAGGAGTGGGGCCACGTGTTACGGCCACTCCGTTGATTACAACATTGTTTCTTGGATCGCCGGGCCACGTAGTAAACCCTGTCGGTCCAGAACTTACACCTATTTGTAAATTATGGGCATCAAGAACCGCATCTTTTTCTTCGGGTGTGCCGGATTCTAATATTACAATCTCGGCCGGACTTAATGGAGGAACTGCACAGGCGGTATAAATTGCAATTTTTTCAGCTGATGTACTTGCTGGATTTGTTAATACACCTATTTCACTTTCTGTATATACTGGATTATAAATAGACATATAATTTGAATATATTTGTTCAAAGTATGCATCGACTCCTACTGGACTATCGAGCGATATTGACACTGGTACAGTGCCTGCAAAATCAACGGGTAATTCACAGGTAAACAATACTACTTGGTCGCTGGGTAGGCGGCTTACGTCACTGGTGTATAATGTTGGTATTGTTCCAGTGTATATTACCGTTCCACTTAAGGTTGCTGTAATCACAATTGGATCTGTTCCTGTTGGGGCGTAGCCTTGCCCTAAAAATTGAATTGTTCTGTTGACCGCCATATTTTAACCTCTCCTAGTGTTCTTATTTATCACCGCCAGTGAGCAAGTGTTAATGTATCCGTAACTTGGTCTGGCTTAGGATTTCCATGGAAAATTAACACACTAGTGGAATTATCAATTATAGTCCCGGTTTTTGGGCTCACAAACCGGCGGCGTTTAAAGTCGTATCCGCCATCTAGACATTGCCAGCGCCAACTTAGTACTCTGGCTGTATCAAATAATCGACGTTGATTCTCTGGAATTTTGTCCGAGATGTAATCCTGGTCACCACGATACTTTTGCATAATTTTGGTTAGATCTTGTTGGTTAAATGTGTCCCACAGATACTGGAATTTTTGCGTGTCCCACCATATAATGCTGGAATTTATACCAGTATGTGTGGGCTTCCATAGGTATTTAAAATCCTTTACGGCCCAAAAATATGTAGTCGGCTGTTGCCAGATCCAATCTATATTATCTACTATCACAGTATCCAGATCAAAATATAATAGCGGACCGGCGTGATGTGCAGGATTAAACAGTTGCATCTTATACCACCAAGATTTTTTGGGACCATTGATACCCCACTCTGTTAATTCATGCTTGATCATAGGTTCCGGAACTGCCCTGTCGGCTTCGGTATAAACGTGTAGTCTAATGCCAGGGGTGATATGCCGGCTCAGCATACTATATAACTTCTCTACATAGGTCCACAAGTATGCATCACCGTGTATTACACAGGCGCAGTCTATAGGTGTGAGTATATTCGTTTGATCCATAATCCCTGGGTTATTTCTTGTAAAGTATATTCTGTATGGCAAATTTCTACTAGCCACTGATCACGATCTATGTCATATGGTTTATCTAAGTCAGCAACGTTAACAGATACCGGAAGTGCTAGACTATAAGTTCCCACAATAGGTCTTGTGCCAGATATGGCCG